TGCTTCGTTTTCAGTACCTAAGTTAAGTGAACCACTTACTACTTTAAATACTCTACCAGCTTTACCTAATGTATCTCCGAATTTCTTACCACTATCATCGATGAAAGTGAAAGTTCCGTTTGCACCAGTTAAAGTTATTGACCAGTTACCCGGATCCATTTTCTCTCTATATCTAGCTCTATTTAATGTGATAGCGTAAATTGAGTTTGAATCCTCAGCTACACCACTTCCATTTTCAAATGAGAATTTATTATCAGTTGGGTCTAATAGAATTGAACGATATTGTGCGTAAGTTGCTTTAGAAGCAAGTAGTGCATCATCAGAAGTTTCCAATGTTACAGAACCACTACCATCAACGTGTCCATATGCTACACCAAATTGTACAACAGCCGAAGAATCGGTTTGTGGGTTTGTACTAAATACATTGTAGTAGTATTCACCACTTGTAGTTTCTACTTCTGCTGAAGATGTATATAACGTTGCTAATGAACCCACATCACCAGTCCATAATCCAGTTGTTACTACTTCTATTTTAGCGTTTACTTTATCAAACTCACCGAATCTTTTATAGATTCCGGTAGTTACTCCAGCACTTGCTTGTAATTGTTGTCCAGCAGGCAATGCTGCGTTCAATAGGGATACTATATCATTGGTATCAATTACTCCATTTGCTGCTAATCCAGCAATTTGTGCTGCTATGTTTGGGTCGTTTATTAGTGCCATATCTTATTTCCTTTTATGCTTTGTATGTTACAGTTACAGGAATAGTTTGCGAACCACCCGTTTCGTTACCATATATTGTAATGGTTGTTGAGATTGTAGTAGTTAGTGATGGATTCGGCGTAAATGCGAATGATAAACCACTAAGTACTTGTGCGGTAGTTGTAATTTCCTCCCCTAAGAATACAGGAACAGTTCCACTAGCCGTTGCACCTTGCGTTACCGCTAATGTACCAGCTCTTTGGTCTGCTAATACCACCGTATATCCTGCAGCACCATTCCCAGCGGGAGATGTTGTTGGAGACATTGCAACCTGACCTTCGTTTTGATAAACTCCGATTGATGCAATACCCAATGATACGATTGGAATTTGTGTTGTACCTTTTGGTAATGTAACTAATTTATATTTCAATACCTGTGTTTCATCAGGACTAGCCTCAAGAATTGGAATTGAAATTATTGCCGAATCGTAATAAGCACTTCCCTTTGGATGTGCTGGTTCGTACAATGTGTAATCAATCTCATCATCACCCAATGCGAATTTGGAAATGTTCAAAGACTGACCTGATGCTAATTTCTGTCTACCTTTTTTGGTGAGAATCGCATCGACTGTAATTGATGTGTTATTTAAATATCCCATAATTTTTTGTTATCCCTTTTGATATACTAATAAATATAACATTTTTTAAATTTAATTAATTAACTTCAAGTATCGGTTCGCCTGAACCTCTACCAGTATCTGCAACTCTAAGAACATTAGGATTAGTTGTAAATGTTTCTACTGGAGATAATCCATCTGGTGTTGTTGCCGCTGTTTGTTTGGAACCTTCAAAGAATGAATACTCCAATCCTTTATTTAAGTTGTTAGATGTTCTATAATGAGATGGGAAATATCCATTTAATGGAGTTACCTCTACAATATTGTTTCCAACAACAGGATCATTTGAACCAAATGGTAATTTGGTTATTTTATACCTATAATTAGTTATTTCTTGAATTTCGTATTTAACTTGTTCATTATTTGATGTTGCTGGCCATCCTTCGGTTTGAACTTTAACCTTTTCAACATATGATTCTTTTATTTTATATATTTGTTGTCTTGATGATGTTATATTACCAAATATATCTAATTTAGTAACAATACCTACTCCATCTTCAGCATATAATCCAAATCCACCCACATCTAAACTATCGTTATCCATTCCAATTTGTTTTGTAGCGAATATATCTTCAGTTGTTGCTTCAATTAATGCTTCACCAGTTGTTGCTTCAATTTCAGCATTATACATCAATGGAGTTCCGATTAAATTAATATCATCCTCAACTTCAATTGATGAATTATATGTAGGATAGCTTGTTGTGAAATCAATAGAATCCTCAACATCTATACTAACATCATAGTTATTGTATTCAAATCCAAACTGAACATCTTGATTGGTATCTAATGTTGCAAGATATTGGTCAGCTGATGATTCAATTGTTATATCGGTACCAGCATCAATTATAGTATCATAATCACCTCTCTCGGATGTTGGTTTGTTCCATTTAACTTTACTTCGTTCCAATAAATGAGGTTCTATCAATAAACCTTTAGAAACTTTAGCTCTAGCAGGTGCTAAATCAGTAAGTACATCAAACAATGATTTATCAATCTGTCTTACCAAATTAATATACTCATAAATATTTCTATCCAATCGTTCGAAATAGTAATTTCTTACATCTTTCAAAGAAGTATATTCATCATTATATTCATCATCAGGTGCCCCAATATAATCATCTATATTGAATGAACCAAACGATTTTAAGATATCCATATTCAACTCCTTAACAGGTGAAAAGAATAATCCCAAACGAGATGAATCAATTGGTGCTCTATCAAATGCCTTCTTAGTAGCTCTAACTTTGTGAGATAAATCACCAACTAAAGTTTGCTCTTCAATTCTAATCTTATCTGAAGAATTGAATCCTAACGATGGTACTTTAGCCGTTACAGTTCTATCATATGTAGTGTATTGGTATGGGTAAACACTAGCTGATGGGAATCCAACCGCTGTACCTACGCTTACACCATATTTATCAGATACTGCTACATTGATAATTTCATTATCATTAGTCCTATCTTTCGGATATTCAAAATCTAATCTAAATACCAAATCTTCCGTAGATGATGTATATGAATTTCCGTTTGTTGCATCAGGTAATAATGTATGTGTTTCAATTACACTTTCATCTAATGGTTTAGTCCATAATCTAAATTCATCAATAGAACCAGTCATCTCATAACCAATTTGAATACCAACTAAACTACCAGTATCCCAACTCGTTTCACCAGAAATTGTTAAAGTATCGGATTGAATATCAGTTCTAATTCGATTACCCACAGCTTCTTTAGCAAATAATTGGAAAGTATTGTTTGTTTCAGATTGAGTTCTATTTATTACAATATGAGTGTACTCTTCATTAAAAATGTTAAACTCATTAGTTGATAATTCATAAACTTGTTGTGTGATACTACCACTAAGATGTAGTGAAAGATATCCATATGAACCAGTTGTTTGAGTTACAGATAATCTCCAATATTCAGCATCCGTACCAGTAAATTCACCAAATACTCTAGCTATATTATAATCACCAGGCTCTAATAAGTTTACTCTTAATTCAACTGAATTTGGTGTAGTTGTTTCACCATTTGGTACTTTCCAAGTAGTTTCAACATACTCACCATTATTTGTAAAATTAATGGCCGCTGTTCTATCATCAAATGTAAAGAATTGTGTACCACTTTCCGTTGGGTCGGTTGGTCCACCAAACTCCATAATAGTTAATAGAGATTGAGGTACACCATAACAAGCCATTGCAGCTTTTAACGAACGTGATGTTCCTTTATGTTTTAACAAATATGGTAGGTTATTGAGAATTCTTCTCCAAACTTCTTCGTTTGCAGATTTTAAACTTCTATCATATTTTTGAGTTCCATCTTTGTATTGTCCGAATGCATATTCCCATAGGTATTGAGAATCAAATGCCTTCTTACCTTCCCAACCCATTGATTCCAATAAATGATAAACTAAATCATTTGAGAATCCAGTTGTTGAATGTTGATTGAGGTTTTTAATTTGTGAAAGAGAATTAGTATATGACCAAAGAGTATCAAAGTGCTGTCCAATCATATCTAAGAACAACATAAACTCTTCGTTCTGATAATCCTCTTTTATGTATTCTGGTAAATTGTTTACTAAATAATCTACGTTATCTCTATCAAATGTATTACCATATGTAATGGATGTATTATACCAACTTAATACCGTAGATGAACTTGATGTATCTAAGATTCCATTTGTTTTTGGATATGCCGAATCATCATTTGATTCATATAGATATTTTTCAAATCCATCAAAAGTTTGAATTACACCATTAATTTTATCTAATACCTTTTCAGCTTGAATTCTAGTCTCAGTTGTAAAGTTAGGAACTTCACCTATTATTGAGAATCCTTCATATGTACTACCTTCCGCAATTAATTCAAATCCTTCTTCAGTAGTTATCGTACCTAATATAACATCAAAACCAGTTAAATCTTCGTAAGTTGTTTCATATGTTTCTAATAATTGTACTTTGTAATAGAAATTTTTAATTCTTTCTTCAGCAGAACCAAAGTGTACAAAATTTTCAAATAGGAAAACTTCCCCAGTAGAACCAGATGAATACTGAATATTTAGATTTTCAGTATCAATACCAATTCCATTTGTATATTTGTTTATTAATGCATTTGATGTTTCAGAACCACTTCCTAATAAATCATCATATATTTGGTATCCGATTCCGTTATCGGGCTCTAATTGAAAATTAGCTCCCTTTAATGGTGGACAGTAATCTACACTATCACCAACTAAAGTAATAGTTTCAATTATCGGTTCGGCTTGTATTTTAGATATCCAAGTTTGTTGGTTTGGTTGAATCGATGTTGGTAATGGTTCGTATAATTTAAGAATTAACGATGTATCCGCAAATTCACCATCATCTTTTAACCCAAGCCATGTGGTTACAATCTTATTATCACCATTACCTAAATGTAATAAGTGAGTAAGTAACTTACCAGTATCAAATACATCAAAATTAAACTGAGCTGTGAATCCTTCAACAATTCTATTAACCGCTACTGAACGTGGGATTGTGTTATCCCCCTTATCAAATAAAACAGTAAATCGTTCAGTCTTACCAATTACGGGTTCTCTACCAGACATATTGTAAGGAACCATAGATATACTGATTCTAATTTTATCAGTTTCATCTGTTATGGTACTTTTACCGATATACTTATCAATAATATCCTCAACGTTTAATACAACACTACCTCTTGGTCCTTCCTGAATGTACTCTTTGGAATTTCCAATATAAATTCTAACAAATGTTGTATTTATAGAATTCCAACTAAAATCAAAATCAACATCTAAACCTTTAAAATCCGCACCTCTTACTTCAACAGGATATTCAATTTCTCTAATATCAGGAACAGGTACAAAAATATCATCAACAACATTAATAACAAATGAAATTGAGTTTTTAAATACATCAACTACTTCTTCACTAATATTGTTACTTACTATTTCAGTTTTTATAGTACTCCCACCATCAGTTCTAATTACTTTTGGTGGACGTGGTGGTGGTGGCGATGGTGGTAATATTTTTATTGGTTGTAAATCTTTTGGTTTGACAAATGTATCCTTAGTAATTGGAGTATCAATTATATCAGGTGGTGTAATTATAGGACGTGTGGGTAGGTTAGGTGCTATTGCATCCAACACCGCAGCTCTAGTTTGGTCTGTAAAGTTTATTGTTGGTATTGTACCAACATTAGGACCCATACCAAATGATGGGCCGGAGATTGTTCTTGGGTCTAACCAATCTTTTGGTAAATCAGCTATTTTACCCAAATCAATACTATAATTAGGTAATCCAATTCCGCCTCCTAAATTACCAATAGACATTGAACTACCGGGAACATCCATTATTAAATTAGATGATTTGGTTGGTACTGGTGGACGTGTTGTAATTAATGACGGTAAATTAGGTATTTTTATATTACTAAAATCCGGTTGTTTATTGTTAAATAATTCATCTAATGTGTACCAACCAGCTGGCTTACCATCAGATGTACCTGTACTCCAAAAGTATTTAGTTCCATCCGTATCGGTGAAAATAGCTCCCTGTTTACCTGTGTTAGTTGGTCTTGCCATTATAATTGTCTTCTATTAGTATTAGTATTACTTTCTGGTTTGATATCTCTTGTAGAACCCCCACCAGCTTGTTGATTTAATAACCTAGCTCTTGCCGCAAGTTGTTCATTTGCGGTGTAATTACCTCTACCTGTTTCAATTGGTGTATTAATACTAGGGTCCTCTATTGGTACAACTCTAGAACCAGGGAGTCTTCCAGCTGGTATTGATAAATCACCAGTACCATTTACTAAGAAAGCTCCAGGATTTAATATTCGGGCATTTGTTTGGGTGTTTGCAATCTGAGCTACACCATTTATGTTTTCCATTCTCACTTCATCATCAAACCCAATACCTCTAACATTTATATCTCGTTGGTCAGTAAAGATATTAGGAGTTCTTGTTGTGTTTAACCCACGTTCTATTGACTGGAGGAAATTTTCTTCAGGTAAAAGACGTTTTATTGGTATTATATCTGGTACCAAATCTGGTCTTGGTATTGGTGGTGGAACAACCGGTGGTTTAGGGTCTGAAATTATATTGGTTATAATTGGAACTGGTCTTGGAACTGGTACCGTAGTTACTCTTTCAACTGTTCTTGTTGTTTTTCCAGTTCTAATTTCGGTTATCGTATCATCCAACTCATCTAATGAATATGGGATAATTTTAATATCATATCTACCAATATTTGCAAATGCCTTATGAGGTATTACAATACCAACCACTTCACCATTTCCCAAATTGTTAAACTCAAATGATTCAGTTCCAACAAATACAGTAACCGATTTAACAGCATCATTCTTTTTAAATGCAATTGGAATACCAGTATTTGAATTTATATTATGCGTTCTTGTCGATGAATCTAATAATTGAATCTTAGGTTCAGGTCCAAGTGGGGTTGGTGTTATCTTAGGTGGTGGTGGTGTTGGTGGTGTAAATATATCAGGTGGAGGTGGTGGGGGGGATGGTGGTCTTACCAATACTCTTTCAACTTCAATATCAACGACTAAATTTGCTTTATCAAATACCGTATTAAATGTTAACGATTGTTGAGGTCTAGCTGTTATTGTTGTTGGTTTTTTACCTGGTTCAGTTTGTGTTATACTTTTTATAAGATAGCTTGAAGAAGGTCTAATATCAAATTTAGTAGTACTAACATCTGTATAAACATTCTTACCTTTTACTATCTTAACATTAACAATTCCATTTTTTGTTGCAACAACACTACCATTAGTACCACTAATATTTACAATAAGAGTATTTAATATTGGTGTAGGTGGCGTTGGAGTTGTTTCTATTTTATTCTTTATTAATTCAAAATCTAAAACAGATAAATTACCATTTGTACCAGTATAATTAACAATTTGACCATTTACATATTTTTTTACAACTAACCTACGCAAGTTTGCACCTAATCTTTGCTGATATGAATCACCATTATTAATTCGTACTTCATTGAATGTATCTATACCAGATACATTTTGGTTTGATATAATATATTCAACATTATTAGAGTAACCATCTTTTTGAACACGTATTCTTATATCACCAGTTTTTTGAATATCAGATGGTGTATAATTTAAAGTAGATGATGTAGTTACTACATCGTTAACATATGTAGTTACTCCCTTTACATTTGTTTTTATAATATATGAATAATTTGTAAATGGAATATCATCACCTTGTATGGTTTTAGGAATAGTTACTCCAACTGGTGCATTGTATGCCCCTCCAACGAATTCTCCACTGGGTAATTTTTCCCTTACATTTGGATTTGCCGTACCAAAATTCCCAGAAAGTGCCTCATATGCAGCTCCACCACTTATCTCCCATCTATTTTGATTAGGCTTCCAAGTAAAGCGTGTACCTCCGATATCCACTGTCTCAAATGAATAGTTACCTTTTCTACCTACGGGTGAATATGTGTTTTCAAGTTCCATATTGTATAATTATAATAATCTTTCTTTCCTTGGTGGTTTTGGTCCCACTACTCTACCATTTTGTCTACTATCAGGTACAAGTGGGTCATATAAAACACTACCTCCACCCTTTGGTATTGGTTTTGGTTGGGGTTTAGGAGGTTGTACAATTATCGGCGTTGGCTTTGGCTTTGGACGTGGTAACGGTGGTAACGGTTCAGCTATCAATTGTGGTGGAGCTGGACGTGGGAGTGGTTTAGGCTCTAATACTGGTTTACGTGGAATTGGTACTTCTCTAATTTCAGTACGTTCCGGTTCAATCGGTTTAGGTCTAGGCACAGGTGGTTTAGGCAATACTATTGGCTTTGGTGGCTTTGGTGGTGGTGGTGGTGGAATGAATGGAATTGGTGGTGGTGGTGGAGTTACCTTTGGTATAGGTGGTCTAGGTATTGTTTTGGGTGGTTTTGGTGGATTAGCTTTCACAAATACAGGAATAGGAACATCAATTGGAATTTCTTTTGTTATCTTAACTTCCAATTCAGTTACCTCTAATAATTCTTGCTTAACTATTTTTCTTCGTACAATAGGTTCATCTGCCGCAATTTCTACATCACTTTGTTTTCTCTGCATTATCTCACCAACCTTATCAAAACTATTATCCAAAACTTCATCATATTCAGTTTTACTTTGAATAGCTCTCATAGGTAAATAGAAATTAACGCAATCTACCAAAATTCTTTCAAATAATAAACCTAATTGGTTTTGATTAATTTGTAAAATTGGTTTTGTTGATTTAGGTTTACCATAGTTTGGATTGGTAATACGAGATTCTCTATTCAAAAATTCATACTTAACAGCTTCTATAAATTTATTATACATTTTAGTTGTTAAAATATCAAATCCTTTAATTGAAAATTCTTTTACTAATCTATTATAAAATTTAGTTGAGTATGTAGTTTTAATATATGAATCAATTATGGATGATTTTATGTTTTCAACAAATTCAGGTATATTTTGAATTAAGTCCTCTCTAAAATCTGCACCAGAAAACATTATATTAAATCTCTTTAACAAATCAGTTTTATCCGATGTTTCGTTTCTGAGTGGTAATAATTTTACTTCAGTTCTGGATGGTGATATTTCTTTAATCCAAAGTTTTTCATATTTGTTTTCAAATCCAACTCGTTTATTCAATAAAGATATTTGTGTTTTAAAAATACCATTATCATATCCAGCTTCTCTTAATAATCGTTCAACATCAATAAAATATTCAGATGGGAAATTAAATGATTGAAATAATGTTCCTTCAGGTATCATTATATAATCATTTATATTTTCAGTAGATAATTGTATATATCTAACTAATTCACCACTATCACCTTGAGGTAATTGATTATCATTTACATCATAGATAATAAATTCAATAAAATCATTATCAGAAAATCCGAAAAATGATTGTAGGTTTCCTTGTTCGAAAATAGCTCTATCCTTTGAACTAATTCGATACCCCTTATTATCTACTATTTCTTTAAATGTCTTAATTGCCATTTTATTTAGGTGATTTTTTTAAGTGAGTATTAAATGTTTTGGTATCACCATTGGATGTTTTAAATGTAACCGTACCATTGTAATCCCATGTTTTAGCAAATGAGAATGTACCATGCGATTTTGGTTTATTTGTATTAAAGAAAGATGTACTAACATTAAATGTTATTTTACTTTTACCACCAGGAGAAACAGTTGTACTTGAAGGTGATACAGTTATCCACTTATCACCACCAATAGTAACACTAATACTAATTGGAGTTGTTCCTAAGTTTTCAATTTCCCAAGTTTTACCAGCATTAAATTGTTTAAATCCATCTTTATCAGTACCAAACCCATCAATATCTTTTGTTGTACCGGATGGTTCTTGTAAGTTTTTAATTACCACATTTTCAGTAAGTACATCGGCGCCACCAGCTACTGCGGTATTTATATCTTGTCTAGCTTGGTTTTCAGCTGATAGTTGTTCATCCAATTTACCAATTTGTGCTCTTAAACTATCTATCTCTTGCTTTAACGATTGATTTCTTGCCGTAAGGGATACTCTTTGAATTGCTTCTTGAGTTGCATTTTGAATTGCGTTTTGTAAATCAATAGTAGTATCTGCAACATTTTCCGAAGCTACAATAGCTTGATTTTCAGCTACACTAGCCTTTAATACTTCACCATCTAATTGAATAAGTAAACTATCAATATTTGTTTCTAATTGACCAATCCTACCATTTAATGTAGTAACCTCATTTTGTAATAATCGGTTTTGTACCGTTAAATCATCTATCGTTAATAATGATTCTTCATATATAGACCTTAATACCGTAGCAGGTCCTTGCGGTGCACTTTGAGGAATTAATTCAAATATTTCAGTATCAACTGATTTTACTAATTCATTTTTATCGTATTTTGGCCTTACTAATTTACCAGCAATAACACCATCGGCTAAATCAATATCTTCAAATAAGTTTATACCAACATCGTTCTTTTGCTTAATAGCTAAAGAACCGCTGATACGCAGTTTACTCAAATATTCATTATTTTTTAGTCCCGAATTATTCATATTATCCTATAACACTAAATGTGTAATCCTCATCAAAGAATTGAGGTGTTCCATCAATTACAATTTTGAATTCAATTTTATATACTCTATCAACTTCCCAATTACTCAAATTAAGTTTAAAATAATTCCCATCAGTATCACAACTTAATTTTGTGTATTCACTGTAAGGAACTATAACATCATCAGAATGATAATCTTTAATCTGATAATAAGATGTTGTTGGTAAGAATTTACTTATACCATATTGTGCAGTAGATGTGAAAGATTTTAATGGATATAAATCTCTACCTATCACTCTTAACTTTGGAGTTGTATTTACTTTGTATTCTTTCTTAAAGTTTCTTATACCAACTTTTATTTCTTCTGATGTTAGCTCGGTTAAAGAACCAGTTGTGAATATTGTATCATCCCAACCAATTCTAATTTTCGGTTGATGTATTGTATTCGTTTCTTTACTAAAGAATTTTAAGATACCATAATCAGATGTATCTGATTCATTTGCAAATGGTAGTTTTAAAATAATACCATCATTTACAATTGAACCACTTATCCAATCTTCCATAATATCTTTGATATCCATATTGACATCAGTTGTAAGATATTCAAAATCTTGCGTAGAAAATACATTGTAATAAAAAGTACCACCCAATCCAGCATAAGAACCAGTAGATACATCGGAAAATTCTGCCGTTTGTAACCAACGTTCAATTGTATCACCTTCTCTATTATTCCAAGTTACACCACCAGTTGATATATTATCAAATCGAGTACCCTTACCCATTTCCCAACTTTGTGAGATTGGATATGCCTCTAAAGTGAAACTTAATGGAACTTCCTCAGAATCAGTTTCTTTTAAAATCAATGTAGCTTCTGATAAAGTTACATCACCACTAGCTATACTAGCTGAGAGTGGCTGTATATCAAATTTAAGGAGTGCTCTGGATACATCTTTAATGTTACCATAATATACCTTACTTACCTCTAATACTTCATCTAATCCAGTATTTTGGTCAGGTTGTTGTAAGTACACCGATGCATCTTTTGATGCTGTTAAAAAGTAATACATTATCTAGCTCTCCCTTTTATGTCCGAATCCGGATATTTAATCTCAAATACCGATGGGTCTAAAGATGGATATAAAATCTTATCTTTAATCGCCGCTGGTACGTTATATGCGTTTGGTGAATATTTACCACCACATTTATTTACTATTTCCAATTTAGGAACTGAACTAACTCCTTCAACGTTTGCTATAAGTAGTTCTAATTCACTTATATTAATTGTATTATTAAATGTCCAATTGTTAATATCAAAATAATCTTTTAATTCTTGAATACAATCAGCAATAACTTCACTTTTATTATAATTCTTATAAGTTATAATATCAAAGTTGATTCCAATATTAATAATATATCCATCGGATATGTTAACACCATCAGTAAGAACTTTATATTCATTTAAATAAGTTTTTAAGTTTTCCTTCACTGCTCTATTAAGTACAGCTAACTTTCCATTGGCATCATATCCCAATAAATAAAGATTGATTGCAAATGGGTTATTCTTTTCATTATCATTTGAAGTTTTACCAATTAGATAATCTCTAATTTCAGTTTGAACCGATTTTCTATCAGGTTCTTCATTATCAGGCTTTTCAACAAATCCCATTACTAAATCAGTAAACTCTTGCAGAGCTTTTGGTGAACTTAAAATAGATGATGGTGAGTTATTATCCAAAGTACCATCTGCCGTAGCGTAAGCCTTTGCTACACCACCAAATTTGGATGGCATTGATAATACTCTTACTTGATAATCTTTAGCAGTTACTGCTCTATTCTGAGAACCAAAGTTTGCTAATGCATTTTGTCTTATCTCTTCGATAGTATCACCGCCTCTACCACCAGCAGCAGTAACTTCGTTATCAACAGCTACTGAATTTTTGATTGAATTGTAAACACCTAATTGTGTGGATGTGAATAATTGAGTATCCTCCTCATATTGAATGTTTGTAATTTTAGTAAGTTCTCCTTTACCAACATTTGATTCAACACCGCCACCAACTAAATACTTTACAGTCATAGTTGTATTGGCTGGAGATGTTCCATATGTTTTTGTTTTCAAAAAGTTTGTTGGGTCAAATGATTCTTCCAATCTACTAATTGAGTTAGGCAACCCTAATCCAACATTTTTAAGATTTGGAATTAGTTGTTCATCATTTGCAGTTGGGTCACCAGCACCAAATTGGATAGTAGTTGTACTATCACCATTTACCTTTTTAGTAAATCGTTTTGGTGTTTTTATTGTTTTTAAAATGTAAGGTACACTTTGTTTAAATTGATAAAGGTCTGGGTCATTAGTTTCGGTATTTGGATAATCAACAAATACCATCTCCTGTCCTAAGTAAGGAACCTCATACCATTTATTACCATTTGAATCCCTTACATCATATATATCAATTACATCAGTCTCAGCTAAGTTAATAGTTTGGAATGCTTGATATGAACCAAAATCAAACTCAGCGGTTTTTACTTCTGCTGAAATAGCTTGTACATATTTTTTTACTAAATAGAATGTAATCTCACCATTCACACTATCTCTTTCATATACCGTTATTTCTCTATCAGTTTCATCTGAAAAATCAACAACATCTCTTGTAATAAATGATATGTTATTAAGTGTAGATTCTACTTTAAATCCTTCTTTAATTCTTAAAAAGTATGTAGTATCATATGTGTTATTTACACCAGTACCAATAGCCGGAACTAATTGATAAACCGAAAGGGTTGTTACTGCTGGTGATGTTACCTTTGGTTGGTAACCCAAATATTGTGAAAGTGCAATTACATTCTCAATATCTTCAGCATGAACCATTAATGATTCTTTTAAAGTATCATCAATATAATATGAAAGGGAATCACCAATATAAGATGCCATTTCAATAAACATCATACCTGGCGATGATTCGTTAAAATCAGAATATGTTTTTGGGAAATAAGTTTTAGCAAACTCAATTAAGTTTCCTCTAAATTGAGCAAAATCTTTATTGAGGTATTTTATATCCTTACCCCTATTCTTAAAGTTTTTATTTGTTTTTGTTATAGCCATATCGTATTACCCCTGTACAGTAAATGTTAATTCGTTTAGTCCAATATTATCACCTATTCTGAATTTTAGTGAAACATTTACTCTATTGTTATCTTTTAATTCATTAGATGAATCTATATTAATTTCATCAACCGAAACATATGGTAACCATTTTTCTAATGTTTCATTGATTGTATCTTCAATTTTTATTTCAAAATCATCAACACTTTGTTCAAATAGTATTTCTTGCAAACCACTACCAAATTCAGGTTGTAAAACTCTCTCACCTCTTTTAGTTAAGAGTAAATTTTTTATATTGGATTTAACTTGCTCAGATGTTTGAAATGTTTGATTAAATGTTGAATTACCAAATTGTAATGGCAAAGATAATCCAATCGCATAATCATTGTACGATTCGGTATCCTTTACTATCTTTGAGCCCAATTCAACTGCCATAATCTATTAATCCATTCCAGGCCTCCAAGGACCTTTCTTTTTATCCATTGCTTTTAACAAACCACTGTAATCTCTATTTAAAGCTTTATCCACGGCTGGAACACCCGTACTAACTCCTAAACCTTGAGGTCTACCACCATTCACCATATCACCATATCCCATTTTATCTGCTATACTTTGTGCACCCAATGTATGAGTTGAGTTTGAATTAAAACTCATTGTACCAGATGATACTTCAGTTGGGGCACCTGCATAAGTTTGAGTTTGAGGTGCGTTAAATGGTTGTGTTTGATTTAAAATCTCATTTAAGATTGGATTCTTACTCAATACCCTTTGTGGTTGAGCAGGTGTATGTACTTCCATAACCGGCTCATCCATAAATGTTGGTTGTGCTGGTTTTGGTTTTAGAGTTTCTCTAAGTTGTTTATTTTCTTTCAATAACTTAGACATCTCTTTTTTAACACCCTCCTTTACCAAAGTTGGTAGAATAGCTTTAATCTCTTCTTTTACAATAATTTGAATTGCTTTTACTAATTTATCAGTATTCATTTTATTATGTTTTGTATTACTCTCCCTATAAATATTTAATTTATGTATTTTCGTTTTTTAATTATCCAATAACCGAATATCCAGTCCATACTATAACACCAGGACCCGGAATAGGGGTTGGAGCACCTGGATATAATGATGTTGTTGATATTAAACCAGATACACTTAATAAGTGTAAGGTTGCTGCGTTTACAAACATATCAACAAATAATGATGCGTTATTATTGGGTGGTGGTGATGGTATAGAAGGCCAACTACCAGGGTTAATAACAGTATTATTTGTAACTGCTATATTTTGGATTGAACCTGGTGCTGGTATTAATGGTATTGGGAATGGTTTCATTGGCGCACCTGCCCAATAAGCCACTACACCCTTCCCAAACTCACCTATTAAATTAAATGATGATGAACTACTTAATCTACCTTGTGTTAATGCCAACTTAAATAAGTTTTCCATTATACTCTTATTACCAGATTGAATACCTATTAAGTTAATTGAATCAGTCCCTCGCTTTACCGCAGAATCATATTCATTGGCATATAAACTTGCTACAAAATCAATATCATCTATTAATTCAGGTCTATTTGCATATCGTAGTATGTTTGCTTTAAATATTGACCAAGACATTTATGATGTTTTGTTTAGTGCACTTAAAAAATTCTTTAATTTAGATTTTATACTATTAAAGGTTGCAACATTTGTTGGGCCTGTTGCAGATGGACCGGATGGTGTTAAATAAATTTGTTGAGTTATAGCATCGATTAGTTCTTCCATCAAACCTAATAAAGTTTCACCTCTTACCAATGATTCCAATTCAACATTTCCTAAATTTATATTACCATTATCTGTATTTAAATTAATATTTCTATCGTTTGTCAAAACATTAATATCATCACCAACACTTACTTCTATACCAAATTTATTATCAATTGATAATGTACCATCTGAAATAAATCCATAATTCTTTTTTGAATAAAAAATCATTTCAGCATTTTTAGATGACAGAATAACCCTTCCAGAATTTAAGATAAGTTGGTCACCTTTTAATTCAGATGGAAAATTTTCAAATGAGTTTGGTTTAGTTTCAAAATCAGTACCACCTCCATCATCAACAGTACCAGGTTGAAATGCGGCTTGGTACTCACCAGACCCCAATAGAATAATTGTACCATCTCTGTTAATATCTTCTTCAACGATTGAATTAGCAACATTTTGCCTATTTATTGCTGCTTCCGAGTTTCTGATTGTTATTGTTGGTGAAAATACATTATTTGCGTTATTATATGCGGAAAATCTTAAAGATTGACCAAATCGAGATTGTATTAAACTATCCCCTTCATATAATTTTAATTTATGAATTCCTTCTTCAAGTGAAAAATAATCACCAAATCCATCTACATCCTGAGAACCTTCGGATGAAGATTTAACAATTCCGGTCTTTTGAGAATTACTATAATTTTTTGATTTACTACCTTCAACGGCCTTTTCTTTTGCTGGGAATAAATTTGATATTAGATTTTCAGCGGTCGAAGTATTTGGTGATAGTCCTTTACTTAGGGGTTCATAGAAATAATCACTACCAACTTTACTTATTCGTACACTTTGGTTTCTTACAGGTAAATTTGTTAAAGTAGATATAAGAGGCTTAGCAACAATAAGTTCATTATTCTGAATAGATGATAGTAACCTACATTCAATTGAACCAACATCAGAAATAGTTATAACACCGTCGGTTATAAGAGGATGGGCATCATCTAATATAACACTATAAACAATAGCAATTTCAGTTGCTTGAGATGCTCTAACATTACTCGATTGATTCGATTGAACGGAACTTATTCTACCATTAGCTAATCCCATCTTACTTTTCCAATTTTTGTTTTACTTCTTCCAAATCGTTTTCAATAGAATCCATTCGTTGAACTTCGTCTTGAACTGATTCAATTTCGGAAAGTAGTTGTTCTCTTTCAGCGGCTGATAAGAATCCCTCTTCCCCATCATTCTTTTGGTTGGCCAACATTATACGTTGAGCAATGGTTGCTAACTTAACTAATTGGTCATCATTACGAACAGATGTATCTATTAAATCTTTTAGAATTGGACCTACAACAGCCATATCACCAGCATGCCTTACCATCTTTCTCATTTCAGCGATAAGGTCTGATATATTTTTCTTTTTAGTAATTTGGTTGTTGTAAATATCTTGAAACAACCCACTTAGGTTTTTACCTGGGAATAATTCGAATTCTGCTGACATACTTTATTAATATATTGTTCAATATATAAATATCAATAAAGTAAAAAGTGAATTTACTTACCCTGCCCAGCGTAAGCTTTCTTATAATACTTAGCGTTTTTTGAACGTGAAGTTTTAGTTTTTGAATGGATTCCTGGTCTTTTTTTTGAAGTCCCCCCACCATAGTTTCCTGATACTATACCCTTTGCCATAATAAAAAATTATTTATATATAAATATCAATAAACAAAAAAGTGATTTTATTTGTTCTTGTAGAAGAATTCTAATATATCTCGTTCCAAAGTAACATCCATTACGAAGTTGTTACCATACATAATGCTGGTAAAGGTTTCTTCCTCTTCTTCTGCTATTTCAATAACGTAATCTATTTCATCAAATGTTACTTTATAACTTTCACTTTTTTTGATTCTTTGTATGTTTTTATGTTCCGTAGTTCTCTCAACAACTTCCTTACCACTTATATCAGGTACGTTTAAAAGTTGAGTTACACATTTAGCATAGTTTGTTTTAAGGGTATCTATAAAGAAGATATCATCCATCTTACTCATTAGATATAATCGTTGTTTTTTATTCAACCCACCTGCTTTAAAATCACCAGTGTATTGTACGATTGGTAAAGATAATATTGCCTGTTTAGAATCATCTTTTAAATTTCTGAAATCTACTTTGGATTTTATTTGATGTGGATGATTAATATCTTTATCACATGGTAGTGCTAAAATATCATAGAATGTATTTGTACCAAAGTGTTCTTGTATTAGAGGACTCATCGTTATTCTTTTTCAGTAGCATATTTTACACCCATAATTGTACCAACGATTGAGAATGCGTTAGTAAGGAGAATACCAAACATATTACTCCAAGTAGAACCAATGATTTGAGTATCAGTACCAGACATAAGTGCCAATCCATACATAACAGTTGTAAGAACACCAACACCAACAATTACATAAAGTGCAACTTTTACAATTGTACTGATTAATTCGAATTGAGTTTTCTTTTGCATTACTTCCAAATCTTCCAATGCCTTATCCTTACCTTTTTCAGCTTCCTCTCTTAACTGATTGGATTCTTCCAATGCTATTTGGAGTTCTTCCATCAGTCCATCATTTTCTTTTTGTTTATTAACAAGTTCTTTATTTTGTTGTTGAACTTGTTTAGTTACCTTTAATCTTTTTCTTCTTGATTCGGAATCCTTTTCCTTACAAAGTTTTAGATACTCTTCGAACTCAGTATCACCTTTAGGTGCTTGAAGAATCTTTAAGAAGTTTCCTTCTATGTAAATTCTTTTCTTTTTAGCAACACCTAAAAGAACATCTCTTGTATGTTTTGTAACCTCAATCATTATAGGTTACTTATAAACTTTGAATGGAGCAGTTTGGTTTAGATATCCATCATAATCTTTTCTGAACTCCTCTAATCGAGGTTCAATATCATCTGATTTAATAATCCAAAATTGAGCACCTGCAGCTTTTGCTTTTTCAATTTCTTGATTATCATCTGATGAAGATATAATTCCAATTACACAACCATTACCATATTCGAAATTGATTTTACGAATCAACTCAATCCCATCAAAGGATGAACCGATTATATTTAAATCAACGAATACACACTCAGGTCTATCATCATCATTGTTATCAGGAAACCATTCTTTAAATTTTTTATCAGCTTCATCGGAAGAGTTAAGTGCTTCCAAAGATAAAGTGATATCTAAGATACTACAAGCATCTTCGAATACTAGGTGGAATAAATCCTCATCATCCACCAGTAAAATTGAGTTAATCATTTCATTCATTTTAAATTAATTCTTAATTTAGTGCCGCTATTTAATTTTTCGGCTGTTATTCCAAAACCATGTTCATTCAGAATTGCGATACAAATATTTAATCCCAATCCAGAACCTCCTTCTTTTTGTCCTTCTTTTCTTGTATATGGTTTGGATAACTCAATGAACTCTTCATTAGTAATCCCCCTTCCATTATCTTCCACACACATTGTTGAATTATTTTCCATATAAACTCTAATTATCTTTGTACTACTATCGTTATACTTTAATCCATTTCTGATTAAGTTATCTATTGCCGTACAAAATAATGGTTCGTTTACCATTGTGGTTGGTAATCTCTCTATCTTAACTTGTGAGATGTAAGATGTAGAAGATAAGTAGTTTCTAAGTATCTCAGCAAGATTACACTCCTTCATATCTAATTGTGCATCTTCCTTAACTAAGTTTGTAAATTCCTTTACACCCGAATATACTTTCTGAGTGTGTCTTAATCCCTCCTCTAACATTCGTAGTGGAGAACCTATTTTTAATTCTTTGATTTTTTCTTCTGATAATCTTCGTTGTAACGATGATAATCCTCTTGGCATATATGTGTTGATACCACTATGCATATCATGTCGGAGAATCTTTGCAGCGTGTTCTAAGTAAGAGTTTTTCTGATTAACTTCTACTTCTGCTAGGTGTTGTAGTGTTGTATCGGTTGCTATCTTTAGAACTTTATCGTAACCACCCTTTATACCCTTAATAGGAGTATAGTTACCAAATAACCAACGAGATGTTCCATCCTTTGCTATTCGTTCAAATTCACCACTTATATTTTCTCCTCTTTTTAATCTCTGCCAAAACTCTCTATATTCCAAACTTTTCCCATATTGCTTTGGAACCATATTCTTATGTGCTTTATGTTTTAATTCCTTTTCGGTAAACTTAAACGTATTACAAAACTTTGAATTGGCTTCTAATATGTATCCATCCATATCCAACATTACAACTAAGTTTGATTTATCAATTGCTGCTAATTGTAAATCAATATTCTTTTCTTTGAGTTTTGTACTTTTGATGAAATTATATATGACATAAGAAAATGGTGGTATAAATAGAATTATACAACCATATCCAAATTCGGCTAAAAGATAAGAAGGTTCAAGCCATCTAAATATAATACAAGTTTGTACTATAAAAAAGATGAATATAATAGAACCTGCTATGCCTAAACATATTTTTGCGGACTTATTCAATCTATAAAATATCGTTCAAATTACATTATCGAAGAGATAACTGTTTGAACTTTGTTGGTGTGAAGTAATGTAACCTATTTAGAATAAATATACACTAATAAGAAAAGAATTCATCTTCATCATTGTTATCAGATATTTCACCATGGTCTAGGTATTCATTTAACATTCGCTTCTGATGAGTTTTCATAACATTAACTACTTTTGTAATATAATGTGTTTTACAATCTGTCATTTCTCTGATAAGAAGGTATAAGTGTTTTTTATTGAAATTTTCTATATACTGACTTCTTCTAAATAATTCTAATATAGCATCTGCAATTTGAATATCTCGTTTCTTTACAAATACTTTTGTAAGATTCTTATCCCAATATGCTAACATAAGTTCTTTGAATTCATTAAATTCATTTCCTTTTTGCTCGTGATAGAAATCATTTTCAGGATTCCAAGTTTCTGGCATCTTAGATAATAGTTCAGTCTTTTTGTATCTTTTATAATTTCCATTATTACTAAGAATTAAATGATTTTTAGCAACAATAGAAAAATAAGAAAATGCTCTACCTTTAAGTGGTTGATACATATGAATCTTTTGTATCAATACAGATACTACTTCCTTTTTAACATCCTCTTTAGATACATCGAAGTATGAGAACTTAAATGTATTTAAAATATTTTCTGCTAACTTTTCAAATGGAAATTGTATTCTTTCTTTATATATTTGATTTCTGACTTTTGGGTCAGTACTAGCATTGTATTCAATGATAGCATCTTGAGCAGGAGTACCGAAATATATTTTTGACTTCTTTTTTCTAGGTCTGGGCATATTTTATAAATTATTTTTATATTTTTCAATAATATCTTTTAACTCTTTGAAAACCACACCAACTTCATCATCGGATTCAAACGAACCTCTGATGTCGATTTCTTTCATCTCCTTCATCATATTTTCCAAAGTACCAATGGATAATTCATTTAGATTATCCATATCGTTAGCAATTGTTTCTATTTGTCTAACCAATTGAGTTCCTCTGATAATAAAAAATATATTGGATATTACTAGAACTCCAATTATTATGTATAAATAAATTTCTTCCATTTTGATATTATATTTTACTAATATACGAAAAAAAGTTCAACTTTCCAAATTATGCTTCGCCTTTTTTTCCAAAGAAGGGAAATGATGTAATTTCGTTTTCATCTTCTTCCTCTTTTTCTTTTTGTATTTCGATGTTTAGTTCTTTGATTTTTTTGATAATAGCATTATCAAATCTTACCTCATCTATTAACTCCTCTTCAATTAATTCATCAACTATTGTTTCTAATATAATTTCCAAGGTTCTAATTTTTTGTTCTAATATATAGAGTCTTGTCATATGTTATATAGTTAACGAACCAGTTGTTACGTTAAGTGAATGTAAAAATTCTTTGAATTCTTTATCTGATGGTGTTTCATAATCTAGCTCACCAAATGCTTTGTTAATTGAGTTGTGATGATATCCCATTGATGATGCCATTCTAACACACATAATTTTAAATTCATGTATATTCATATCATCTGGTACATCAAACGTTACGTTTATTGCCTCTCTATTTGTAGGCTCTTCCGATTTATATGATAATATTCCCATTATACTAATTGATATCCTTTATCTAAAAGAGGTTGTGCTTTTTTGTATTTAACAAATTCCATTTCTCCTTCAGGTGATTGTAACATTACTCTTTCATTTCTACCAGGTGTTTTCTCTGCTTTAATTTGACCACTATATCTTCTGATTGGGGAGTTTATACTTACCCCATCAATAGAATCAATTAATCTCTGAGCAGTAATACATTCAAATAATCCCAAGTCATTCATATATTCTTCTTGGTCTTTCCATTCTTTTTTATCTGATGAGAATTCTACTACACCTAAGTTATCAGTATCTATTTTAAACCATTGATGTCTAGCAGTTTTTCTAACCTTTTTCTTTTTATCTAATTCCTTTTCAAAATAAACAACCATCTCTTTAGAGGTTTCGATAACTTTTGGGTTTACTAATGTTAATTCATCATATTCTCCACCAAACTTAATAGTAACAATACGTTTATCCATTCCAACATCAGATGCATTTACAGCATATTCGTTTTCTAATTTAGATATCTTTTCTTTATATTCGTTTAACTCTTCAGTTGTAACGGTAGTTTTTTCAATTCTCTTTACTATCATAGTATTTTTTTATTTCGTTTGTTAAATAATCAATCGATTCGGCACTACCTATATATGCTCCATGTTTTGCGTAAAATGGAATCCACATATTTTTGTTAGTTTCGATTCTTTCTTTTAATTGGTATCTCTCAGGTAAGTGAACTTTTATATAACTCATAATAAATCTTCTGGTGTTTCTCTATAAACTCTGTAACTATCTTCATCAAAGTGTTCAGTTGAAACCTCAAATACAATTGAGTTATCTTCCAATGAAATTAATTGATGAGGTAATCCTCTATCGATTAAAACACTATCTCCTTTTTCTAATGTTTTACCTTCCAACTTTCCATCTTCCACATTCAACCAATTAAATTGAAATCTTCCCTCTTGTACATACCAACTTTCTTTTTTCTTTAAGTGGTAATGCATTGAAAATCTATTTCTATCTTTTGTGAATACTAATAGCTTACCGCAATATTCATTATCATTGTGAATCCATAATTCATATCCCCAATTCTTTTCTACTCTCTTAGGAGTCTTTATATCTACATCTATAATCATTCTGAATAACTTTGTGTGTTTAACAATCCACTATACTCACATACATTAAACTTTCCCATATGTGGTAAGATGGCAAGTTCTTTTGCTTTTGCTTCTACCATTACATCAACATCCATTCCATATAGTTTAGGAAGTTTGTTAATATAATCTGAGTGAGCCTGTTCTTTAATTTTTACATTTTCTTCGTGTAATCTCTTAGACTCAGAATAATGTACAATTGGTTTAATATTTTTAGGCCAAGTTGTAATTGCTAACTTCAATGCATCTTCTTCGGTTAATCCACCTGTACAAAATTGATGATGATGATAATCAAATACAATTGGAATACCTATTTGTTCATTTAGATACATCAAATCCTTTACTGAATACATTGATGCTTTATCATCGTTTTCAACTGTCAATCTACTTCGTACCGAGTGTGATAATTTTTTAAAGTTTTCACAAAATCTTTTCATTGCAGATTCCTTGTCTCCATACACCCCATTACAATGTATATTAATTTTATTATAATGAGACTTTTCCAATCCCATTAAATCAAATATTTTTGCATGTAATTCTAAATCCTTAAATGTGTTTTCAACAACATGAGGTCTTGGTGAAACTAATACATTAAATGGGCCAGGATGTGAAGTGATTCTAATACCATTTTTCTTTGCATAATTACCACATGCTAACAATATGGTTTTGATTCTAGCATAGTGTGGAGATTTCTCTATCTCATATTCAGAACCCCAAGGAAACATTTCGGAAGATAATCTGAATAGTTTTATTCCATTCTCATTATTCCATTCTAAGATTCTATACAAATCTCTAGCATTTTGTAATGCCAATTCAGTTGCATATTCAACACCCCTTTCTTGGAATGTTCTTTTAATCATTGAACGATTTGTTGTTACTTTTGGTTTTTGACTCGATAGAGTCATGTTAATACAAGCGTATCCTAAATTCATTTCGTTGGATTTATCATTTGTTATACAACAAATATACGAAAAATATATTTAAAAACCAAATTTATTTTAATAAGTTTTTGAATCGAAGTTATCAGGATAGTTTGTATCCTTTTCGTTTTTGATATAAGTCAACCAATAGTTAACTGCATTTTGATTATTAATCCACTTACTTCTATCACCCCAATTGAAATTAGGTCTAGCATAAAATGGCTTTTCATTCATCACATATTGTGCTCTCTTAGAAGATGCGGGTCTTGGTTCATCAATCAAACCATCTCCGGTATTATCATATCCATCAATAGTACCATCACCATCGATATCAACACCTCTTCTAGAAGTATCTTTTTTTAGAGTATCTATGGGATTTATGAATTCTTTATATGAACTTGTAGCTTCTTTTAAAGCTTCGTTAGGTTCTGATTCCTTTTCAGATTCTTCTACAATTTTTGAAATATCTTCTGGTGTTAAATCTTTAACCATATCATTCATTACTAAATCAAGTGCATGGTCTTCATCCCATTCCTCGGCGTCACTATCATCAATCTCTTCTTCTTCGGGCTCTTCATCATATAACTCTCTCTTACGAATTATCTTTTCTTTATCAACAATTCCCCTATCAACTTTTATTGCGTTGTTAAAAGCGATTACTAATGCAACTGCAAGTGGGTCGAATACAAAGATAATAATTAGAATGAACCAATTGATAATAACATCCATAGGCTTATCTAATAATCCACTAAGGTATTCTAATGGGCCCAATTCAGATGATACACCTTCTGATGATTCAACATCTAATATTTTTAATTGAATTGATTGTAATGAATCTGCTGCTACTTCTCTTTTCGCTTGAACACCTTTACGATTTTGTTCTTCAACTTCGATACGTTTTTGAGAAATCCTAAGTTCGGAAGTAGAGATGGTTGTTCTAACGCCCCCAACCACCGAGGTGTCTCGTACTTGGATTGATTGAGATTTTGCATTAGAAAGAGTACTAATGTTACCACTAATTCTTTTAAGTTCTTCATCATATCTTATTACATCATCACCCCAAAACTTTTCTTTTTGTTGTAGGAATGCTAATTGTTTTTCTTTTATACTGAATTGATTGAATGTATCTTGAAATGCAGAGGTTAAGAATCCGTAGATACCTAATGATGTTATAAGGATTAAAATAAGAACTGCTCCACTTAGATAGATTCTAAATGACTTGTTTATCTTATCCCAATAGTTGTAAAGGTATCCTGCAGTAATAAGTTTAGCAAGTTCCAATGAACTAGCCATTACTATTACAGATAAAGATGCTCCTGCAAATAGTTTAGATAAACCACTTACGGAGAAGAATGCTGCATTGAATGCTACAAACAATGCTGATAATCCTAGCAATAAAGTTCTAAATTTCATGTGGGGGGTTTAGCCAATTAAAGTTCGAGTAAGTTCCAATAACCTTTGAATCTTCTTCGTTAACTTTAAAGCGTCTTCTTGATTTGAAGGTCTTTTTCCTTCTAACATTTCACCAATTACTTTATTAGAATTTTCAATTCCATCTAAGTATGATTCTGCCTTTTCTTTGTATTCTGCTTTCATAATAACATTCTTTATTCGTATATATAAATATTAAATAATCAAAAAAGGGAGATTTTTTCCAATCTCCCCTCTTTTAACTAACATCACTAAAACTAAAATCTAATCTTTACTTTTTTAGATTTTCGTTCTTCTTTTTTGTCCATAACAATTCTTAACACACCATTTTCAATAGATGCATCTGAGGTTGTTCCATCAAAATCTTTTCCAACTTTGAATTGTAGGTTTACATCACCAACTACTGCATTTACCTTTTCTGCAATTGCTTTAATTGTAATAATACCTTCAGTAACATCAACATCTACATTCTTTGGATTATGTCCTACAACACTTACAATAAGTTCTTGTTTACCATCTTCTAATGTAGTGATGGAATAGTTTCCTTGATTGTTTGGGAGTGTTGAATCCCAACTAAACTTCTCATTTCTTAAAGGAGCAAGTTCGTTAAATAAATTATCAATTGTAAAAATCATACTTTTCTTTTTTTAAGTTAAACATACAATCTACATATTACCAAATCTATACCAATTCATAATAAATGACATAATGTCAGTTTAACTGACATTTTGTTTTAGTTTTCTATATACTTCGATGTTAATGAGGTATATAATACTTCCAACTCTTCTTCGGTTGTACAAAACCCTAATCCATCAAATTCTAGTATTTCAACAAAATATTGGTCTGGCTTCAGTCCCATATTCTTTAACTCCGATTCATCATCAGATGAATTAGTGACAAGTCTTGGTGCATATTTATCAGTTCTTTCTTTTGGGATTGGTAATGTCCAAAAGTATGCTTTGTCTAATTCATCACCATCCTCAACATCTTCTCTATTCTCTATAAAATCACCACTTCCTTGATAGTCATTTGAAATGTGCTTTGACCAACCTTGTCTTTTAAAAGTTTCATCGGTTAGTGGTGTAACTTGTAGTTTTACTTTTCTCATTCTAATACTATTCTAATAGTTTCTTCTATATCTTCAAATCTTGCTTTAACAATAAGTGTATCACCTACCATTTCATCTATTGGTGCAATTACTGTATTTATTTCTCCACCATCTCCACTATAAGAAAACTCATTAATAGTTGGAACACTACTCCCATTGAATCCAGTCACATATGAAGTATCAATTGTAACCCAATTACCCAATGCATTTATTGTTCTTCTAACAATTACATATGCTGTATCATTTAAAGTCCAATTGTGAGATGATTCCCATTCAACTAATTGTGGATATGGTTCTTCACCATTATTTAAAAGTGTTCCACCTATTGTGTGAATAGTCTGAATAGAGTTATCTGATGAATTTAGTTCTAATTTATATAAACCCTCATTGGTTGTATCCAATCTACCATCTAATTCCATTGTGTAAAAATCAGGTATAGTAATATCATCTTCTTTTGTACAACTTGTTAATCCTACAAACATAAGGATATAAAATACAAGAGCAAATCTCAATAAGTAATCTATACTATCTAATTTTTTCATTATAATAATTTTTCTAATATACTATCCCAAGTTGGATATTCGTTTGGTTTGTTATCGTTTTCCCAATCTACTCCGAATCTCAATAACTCCCCACTAAACTCACCAGCACCATTCTTGATTCTATCATCAATAAGATAATCACCCATCAACAAATCTTTTCTGTGAGTGATGAACATTCTTTTGTGAAATATATCACCGAAGTAATCTTCTATCCAAAATCTTTTATCGGTATTACTTTGTGGGTTACCCCAAGGAGCAGAAGTAGCAATGAATAATTCATACTTACCACTTTCGTGTAATTTCTTGACAGCTTCGATAGCACCTTTCATTGGTGGTGCAATTCTGAACAATCCTTGGATGTGGTCAGGAAACGTTTCGTATCTTCCTTTTAAATGTGGGTGGTTAGTAAACCAATCTTCAATTGCTTTTCCGAAATCAACTAATACTCCATCCATATCGATGTAAACTACTTTTTTCTTCAATACTTTTTTGTTTTTTATGTTATTATTATCACTCATTTACTATGTAAATATACAAAATTTATTTGACATTACCAAACTTTTTATCACTTATTTTAGGTATTCTGGTCCATAATAAGACCAATTATCAGTACCATCAAAAATGTTACCTCTACTATGTTTAGCAGGTGTTCTCCAACTAGCAGGTTTTAATAAGTCTCCTTTTTTAATAGGTGATTCTTTTAACATACCATCTATCATAGATACAAATGCCCACACGGTAGTACCATCCATAATTTTAAGGTATTTACTACCTTTACTGATTTCTAATGATTCGTATGGTTTGTATGAGAAATTATTATTCCAATATGTTTCTCTTTCGTTGTTTACTTTTTCAAGCCAAAATTCAAATTTAGTTTTCATGTTTTAGTGTTTTAAGGTTTAACGTTTTGGGAGAATCACTCCCACTCAATTACAACACTAATATACAAAAAAAAGTTGAGACTACCAAATGTTTTCCCAACTTTTTTTAATAAATTTTAACAAATTTTATTGATATGCACTTAGTAATCTAAGTAGTTCATCTAATGCCTCATGTCTATGGTTATCCATCAAATGAGTATAGTAAACATATTTTGAATCTTTCAATTTAGGAACATCGTGTATAGCTGAATCATTTGAAAACTTTAAATCAATTTGTTGAGGGTCTCCACAAAGTATCATAGTAGAACCTTTACCCAATCTACCCAATACCATTCCTAATTGTGATTTAGTTAGGTTTTGATATTCATCGACTATTACTATTGAGTTTTCAAATGTTCTTCCTCTAAAGTGTGTTAGGGAAACTAATTCAATTTTCTCATCTTGTTCCATCTTTTCTAAAATGGCTGGTTTGTTATAAACCTTTCTCATATTGGAACGAATTGGTACTAACCAAGGTTCCATCTTTTCATCCAATGAGCCAGGAAGAAATCCATTATCTTCGTTTGAAACAGTTGGTCTTGTTATAACTATTTTATTTATTTGCCGAGTAAAAAACATATCTAATGCTATTTGTACTGCTAATAACGTTTTACCAGAACCTGCTTTACCTTGAATAAAATTGTAAGGGTGATAAAGGATTGCTGTTTTTGCTAACTTTTGTTCATCTGATAAGGATAAGTTAAATTTAATCTTACCTTTAGGTGGAACCTTATTAATGTTCTCTGCCATTTTTTAATTAATAATTGTTATCTTATGCGATTTTTTAGATGGATTTTTAATTTTAGGTTTGATTGTTTTTTCATATTTAACAATCTCTGCACAAATTTCATATTTTTCCATTCGTTCACATAAATTTAGTAATCTATGTAACGCCAACATATAATCCTTTTTTTCTACTATTGATACAATATCGATTCTAGAAAATTCAATTAATATAATAGAAGGTACATTTCTTCTATGGGCGTCAATTAAAAGAAATAGGGATTGGGTAAGAAAGTCATCTCCGTAGTTATACAAATACTCATTAAGTGTGGTATTATTGAGAGAGAAGTACTTTCTCCACTCAACATTTGCTAGTGGTTTTTTCTTCATAACCTATAAATGTTAAGTTGTTACAATTATAAATATGAAAGTAAATGATTTTTTCGGTAAAATTGAGAATGTTTTAATCTATATAATCTCTTCTTCCACCTGCACCTCTATCAAGAATCCAAGTACCAAACTCAGCATCCCATTCCCAATAATCACCGTCTTTAAATACAGTTTCTCCTGCAGATGTTCCCATTCTCCCTATTGGTGTATATTGACCAGGTGGAGGTGGTGGAGTATCACCTGTATCAGTTGTTTGTGTATCGGTTTGTTCTGATGGTGAATCAGCTGGAACACTTTCTTCTTCTGGTGAGTATCCATCGAAATCACCTAAAGTATTAGCAGGTATTAATCTATCATCGTAATTTGCTGCTGGTTTTGTTACAACCCAACTTATATATTTAATTAATTCAATTATATCATAAGTAGGTGTTGCTTCTAATACTCCACCAGAACCCACTTGATAATTAGAATATACAAATACGTTTTTTCTAACTTCAACTTGTCCAGCTATCTCATTTCTATTTAAGTTAATACTAAGTTCTTTTGCTCGTAATGCTTCAACCTTTTCTTTTAATGGTTTTATATCAACTACTACAATATTTTCTTTTTGGATTACCGAATTTACAGCAAAAGGTTTTTGATTATAATAATCATCTGCAAGTATATCCATTAATTTTTTAGTTGCGTATAAATCAGGTATACCTTCAGTTCCATCTTTTAAACATAGTATAAAATCAAAATTGATATCTGGATTATCTATTACTGTTATAGAAGATTCTATATCGTATCTATCAAAATCTATTGATATTTGTGGATATTTAGCCCTTCTACTATCCCAAGTAGTTCCAACTGATTTTTCTTCTGGTATTAAAGAATCTCTATATAATCTGATTAATCCATTTATATCAAAATCACCTACCGATTCTTTTATAACTACTTCATCATCCTCACTAAACCTATCTCTAATACTTCTGAATTGTTCTCTACCCGATTTAATATCAGGTCTAACTGATTCTACATAACCATCGCCATCTAAATCTTCAATGGTATCTATTATATCATTTGGAATTGGTTCGGTAGTTGGTGTTGGTATTGGTGTATTTTGAGTAGGTGGGGTATCATTACCACTACTAGTATTACCGCTATTTGTGTTGCCACTATTAGGAGTGTAACCAGGTTCGGTTGGATTAAAGTTTGGTGATTGTGGTTCTGCCATTATACTAATACCTTTCTATATAAATATTAGTTTTTAAGAAAGATTAGATTCCACCATATTCATCATCATAAAACTGAATATTAATTCCGGCCTCTTCTAACATTTCCCAACTTCTATTATAGTTCTCTTCCCAATGGTCTCCTTTGGTAGTAACACCTCTTTCACAAAAGATTCGTGTGATACCAGCATTAATAATTCCTCTTGCACAATCTACACATGGAATTCCACAAGATAGATACATAGTACAACCTTTAGTTGATACTCCTATTCTTGCTGCATTATATATTGCATTTCGTTCACCATGTTCAAACCAATAATACTTTTCTGGTCTTTCTTGTCTTAATTTAATAGAATCATCTAAACCTCTTGGGAACGAGTTATAACCAGTTGATACTATCTCTTTATCTTCACCAACAATTATTGCACCAATCTGAGTTTTCTCATCTTTGGATTTAAGTTTAACGTTGTGTGCTAAGTTTCTAAAATATTCTACCCATCTCATGATAATAAGTATTTATAACTCAAATAT